CAAAGCGGGTAGTAAAGGATTCTCTAAATTAATTAAATCTTCAGCCGTATTGGCAGAAGCTAAAGTAACATTAATAGGAATAAATTTAGAGAGCGTACCTACAGATTCACGAACTGTTCTAAATTCATGCTCTGAAAATCGATATTCAAATCCTCGATCAATTGGCATTAGTATTCTCCTAAATAGGGTAAGCTAACGGCCCCAAATAGCCCCTATAATTCTTCCATCAGTTGGATTAGCACGTATAACAGAAATTGCACCATTAAATGAAACACCGTCTTCAGTATATCCGGTACCTGCAGGGACTAACATAGAAGTTCCGTCAGTCGTTGCATCTCCACCAAAATTTACATATAAATCGTCACGATCAACAATAATAGTAATTTTATTAGCTTCAATCATATAATCGCTAACAGTAAGAACCGTAGCTGCGGTACTTCCATTCGTAGTTAACGTAAAAGGCTTAAATTTTTCATAAGGCTGAAGTAATTCTATTGAAGAACGTAATACAGGCACTATCTACCCCAAATAGAACCACGAATACGACCATTCGTGGATCCTGCTCTCATAACAGATATAATACCTGTGATTTTAATATCTTCTTCTGTATAACCTGTCCCGGCTGGAACCAGCATAGAAGTACCATCACTAGTAGCTGCTCCACCAAAATTAATATATAAATCACCTAACTCAACTACAAAAGTGACTCTATTAGCTTCTTCCATAATCGTAGATACCGTAAGAACAGTAGAAGCATTAGCATCTGACGTAGTTGCAGTAAAACCCCTAAAATTAGGTAAAGGTTGTTCTAATTCAATCTGAGTTCTAAGTGCTGATGTCGTCATTCTCTTTTCCTGCTAACCTTTCTAGAGTCTGAGCATCCACATAGAACAGCTTTGGTTCACCTATATGTGGATGCTTATAGGCAACTATAGGTGCTTTATGGGAGCCAAAATGAACTACACCAAAATCAAATTTTCCAATCTGATTCTTAGCAGTACGAACCATAAACCAAGTGATTAATCTATCTAAGAAACTCACTTAGTCCTCCACTACGTCAAATACACCTAACTGCTTACCGATTGTAGCCCATTCGGTAGGCTTAATTTTGCCATCGCCCATAGCTGAAATAATGGTTTTTATCAATTCATCACGATTTTCAACCTTTTTCAACCGCTTAAGAATCGCCTTACCTAATTTGATAGCTGTAAGTATCTCAAACATACTTTATTCCTCTTCCCAAAATAGATTCCATAACACCAAAAAAGGGTAGCCAAGCTCGACTACCCTTTCTTATTGATATCAAAACAATAGTCGAGCTGACTCGTACTACTAAACCACGCTAAATTGTAAAACTAATAACCGACTGCCATCATCCTTATCACGGCACCAGTTATATTAACAGTATTTGCCACAATACTTGGCCCAACAGCAGCCAAATCAGCTGGTCCAAGATGGGTGACGATAATCTTCTCATTGGCATAGTCATATGTAAAGCCGTACCCTAAATCAGCAGCCGTAGTTGCCGTACTAGTTGCGCTTACTGATTGGGCAGACATCATGACGATATCAAAACCTCTAAGGCCCAAAGCCGAAGGAGCAAAAGCATCTCCAGTCGATGTAACAGTACTGGTACCAGTTGCTTCTACATCCGCAGTAACAATTCTTTTGTTACCAAAAACAGTTTCATGAATTATAGACACAGTCCACGTAACAGCCATATCATTCTCCTCTCACTGAATACCACCAATCCCACCCTCAGAGGTTACCCTCTTACTTTCAGCAAGAAAAATTTAGTGATTAAGATTGAATAGTCACGGAGAGAGTGATAAATCACCCTTGTCTCCGTGACTAAGAATTAGCGACTAACCTAAACTAGGCGTTCAAGTCAGTAATTTTGGCATGTGCGTCCAAACGCAAAGACCGTAATTCACCAATGGTGTAGAACAGTCCACGAAGGACGAATGCATTAGCCTGGAAGAAGTCTCGGTTGTCGATATACTGCGTAGGAGCAGCAATAGCGAGTTCCAAGTACCGTGTATCCATAACATATACATTGCTACCAAGATTGGCATCGCCCGAAGTGAAGGAACCCTGGCAATCAGGATCCACTATTACGGGGATACCCCTATAGGTAGCCACCTGGAAGCCAGCATGTGAACCTGGGAGGGTGGATTCGTCGCCTACTTTGACAACGAACTCGCCCCAGTCCAGATACCGTTGCTGAGCTTGCAGCAGTGAAGATAGCCGATCAAACTGGTCATAACCCATCAGGATTACGTCAGGATCAGCACCATTTACACGGACCTCACGAATGGCTTGGTCTAGAAGAGACAAAGTCAAGTTCCGACCAGTACCACTATTACCCAGGACGGTAGCAGCCGCAACGTGTCCACCAGCAGCACGGGTAGCCTGATTATAGACATCCACACCGTTAGTAACAGTTACGCCAGCAACCACACGAGCATCTTGTTCGACAATGTCGTCAAGAGAGGTGAAGCCAGCACGGCTCTTCACATATACAATCTCGCCATCAGTCAAAGATCCGCCACCTGTCCAGGTAGCATCATTCTGAGCATCAAGGCCAGAATATGTACGAGCAGTATCATCGATAGTAGTGCCACCGAAAGTGTCACCAACACGAAGAGTATTACCCGCTGAGATAATCTCACCAGTACCAGAGGCACCAGCCGTCGAGCAGATAGTCATGGAGCGGAGCAACAACTCTTGGTTAAGCTCCTTGATATGGTCCCTAGCAGCAGCTTCCTGCTCAACTGCTAGGTTATCCCCCATGCCACCTTCCAGACCGCTCATGATCTGAGATTTGAGTGAGACACCGAAGTCCGTAGCTACGATACGTGGAGCAGAGTCCACGTTGACGTAGTTGGACACGTCAACGGTAGGCAGAGCACCAGTTTCGGTTACGGGACGGGAACGACTATCGCCCCTGTCAGACCGCAAACGCCAACCAGTTGTTGGCCCCCATTGTACCTTCCGAAGAATGTTCCAAAATCTCGTCTGGTTATTCAAAGCGTCCCAGACTTTACGTCCGTAAGTCGCCGTGAACACATCTGATACCTGAAGGTAAGTTTGCTTAGCAAAATACCCAGGCGGCATCAGCGAGCTACGCAGATTTCTCTCCGCAGACGATATGTACTGCGCTATACTAAGATTGTCAGCCATTAGTTAGACCTCCCTTGTGAAGGTCGTGGATAGTAATACAGGGTCTGAGGGGTCAATTCCCCAGTCTGGTTACGCATCCCATTGACCAATTTGAAATGACCTCGTAGGTCACTAACATCCGTCTGTCTTACAATCTGCTCGATACCATCAACAAACTCATCAGCATGAGCTTCTTGCTCAGACTTCTGGAACGACTCCCCTTCCACACCAATACGCTGGTCAGGCATCTCAGTGAGAGTAGGAACACCAAATTGTGAACTCTCTTGAGAATAGATGTCAGTGCGAGTAGCCATGTCACCGTGAGAAGGATTCAAGTTAAAACTCTTCAGCCCCTTACGGATACCATCTTTAACATCTTTCTGGACGGATTTCTTAAGATTATTGATTTCACCAGCAAGGGCAGCGTACTGCTGCTTTTCCTGTTGGCGAGAACTCAGCAATCCCTTTATGTCTTTCAGAAGACCGTTGATGCCATCGGAGCTACGAGCCATGTAGTTCTTTTCCATTTCTTCGTCGCCCATGTCTTCATCTTCGTCTTCGTATTCGTCTTCTTCGTCTTCGACATCTTCGACATCGTCTTCCATGTCGTTCTCGTCCATGGCCCCATTCATGTCATCTTCTTCATCATGACCATCTTTCTCTAGGCCCGATGGAGTCTGTCGAGAATCACCGGGATAATTATATCCCCCGGCTCCATGCATGCCGTCAGACCGTGGTCCACCAGCCTGCACACTTTGTCCATCCACCATGTGCTTGGCGAAGTCTCGCATCATCGCTTCAAACTCACTCTTATGGATGTACGGGTCTGTTCCCTGAGAGCCAGCTTTGGTAGTCTTCGTTCCCTGCGAACCGTGCTGAGAACGTCCTACCGTATCACCGCCACTCAAAGGTTCCAATTTGCCTACCCAATCATCTGGCAATGCTTTCTGGGACGCATCTTCGCCACGAACATGAGGAGGATAATTCACCCCATATTCCTTAACGATATACTCCCGCAGTGCCTTCAAGATGGGCAGAAGCTCTGAAGTATTGGAAGCCATACGTTTGCCCCTCCTATTAGGACTTATATCCAGAATACTTGAAAAAATTAAAGGTGTCTATATTTTAACCAAAAAATTGCAATAATTAAAATTTATTTTGGACGTAAACTTGAATCAAACTCTAATTGCTTATCTTCATAACATTCAGGACATAACATTGGATCAGGTTTTTGTATTATATGTGTAATATATGACTTAGGATTCATAGGCGTGACACACAAAGTCACTTCATAAATCTCTAAATCAGTCACTTCAGTCCAACATTTACCGTGTTCACAAATAGTTTTCTTATCTTTAGCATTACCAGCTATGGAAAAACCACGCATACTACCTTTTAATACTTCTGCCATAGCTTTTTTAGAAACTTCTAAGTCAGTTCTGAAGGCAGCAACTACAAATAATCCTTCAGGAACTACTTCAGTTCGCCATTCTTTCCCATTAGCATCCACAAATTTCTTTAAAATCTGCCCAACTTGAATACCAGAGTGGAAAATATTCATATTAGCGAATTCTTTTCGCTTTAAAAAGTCATCCATCGCCCTACGCATCCCTTCAATGCCTAAACGATGGCCTTCACGGTCAACAATATAGTAATTACCCCAACCTGCTACTACTAAAGTACGTCCAGTATCCATTTTTTGAATAGAATTATCAGTTAAAACTCTAAAAGCGTCATTTTCACCTAAAGATTGAGGTGTATCATCAGTTTTTAAGAAATGTGATTGTAAATCCTGCGAAAGCATCGAAAGATTTGTATATTGCTCTGCAGCATTATCATTAATACTCCTTAAACGATTATCTTCATCTATAAAACGCCGTCTAACAACCTCATGCTCTGGTTTTTCAGTCACCTCAGTAGGACTATACCGCTCATCGTCCTCAGCAATCACATAACTACTGGCATAATCTTCCCCAATAGGCTGTTGATGCATCGGAATATCATGTTCTTGATCTGAAGCTCGTTGTTCAGCATCATCTTCCTCCGAATCTCCAGGCTTATGGCGTTCTACTGTCCTCGGAGGACGAGTTTTATCATCTTGAGGATAAGGAAGCTGAGAAACTCCTTCATATGAACCGGCATCCATACTATCTTTACTTAAAGAACTTTTATCAAGCCCTTCTTGTCCACTAGAAGTGCGTTTACGAGCAACCCGTCCATGTGTATCGGTATGAACAGCATCCCCACCACTGCCAGCAACACTTAAAGCCGTTCCACCACCAAAACTACCACTAGTTCCGACACCACCACCTCCACCACCATCGCCCCCACCTTCTTTAGAAACATGAAGATTACGATTAATAGGCTTTAAATCAGAATCATAATAAGACCTTAAATCATCTTTTGTGGTTCGATACGAGGCATATTTAGGAGCAATCCTTGTAGCACTTCCATCGCCCTCGCCTTCAACGCCTTCTTTACGCAAATCCCGATTTATAGGTGTTAAATCAGAATCATAATCTTCCGGTCTAGGCTCAGATTGCTGTCTGAAAGGCATCGTTTCTAATGGATCTAAAGGCGAAATCATAGTAGCACTACCATCACCACCACCTTCAACACCTTCACCACCAGCACCACCAGAAGCTTTAGTATTTATATTAACCCCATCCGTTTCCTCTGGAGAAATATCAATTACTGCACCTGAACTAAATGCTTGAGTACCCGTCCCAGTTTCTGCGCTGGAAAGAGCTTCTCTACCATCCTCATCTGGATCAATAGGTTTTTGAGCATCTTTCTCAGGATTAGCATAAGCCTTCATAGCCAAAGACGATTTCTTATTCTCTTCAGCTTCTTTTAATTTACGATAATGCTGAGATGAAGCAATTGTTCCATCATTAAGAGCTTCAGGATCATCTACCCCTAATCCACCCTCATTAGATAACCCTTTTTCTACACTTTCTACCCGACCTTCATCAATTTCAGAATAATTAAGATTCCTAAATTCATCATTCTGAGCCTTAATCCTGCTAGGAACTGTAGGATTATCTAATGTATTAGGATGACGTTCATCACCAGTGTCTTTTCCATAGGACCAGTCTCCCTCTTCTCTAGGGGTAAGAGGGTCACCAGGACGAGAAGATTTTTTAGGCTGAATATTTCTATCTATATCCGCTGGCCTTTTAGTTATCCTACGACCATGACGATCAACTGCAGGAGATTTATATTCGCCTGTCCGTGGTTCTTGTTGTGGGCCTTTCGTACCTTCAGGCTCCTTTTTTTTAGTCCAAGGAAGACTTATATCCTTCTCTATCTCAGTATCTGTACTAAAATCATCTTCAGGATGATACTTATCCAGACCTAAATTCTCATACTGTTTACGTTCTATTTGCTCTCTATCAGTTTCCACATCACCTGGTTTAGATACATCAGTATCAGCAACTTCCCGTTCTATACCATCATCAATAGAAATAATCCCTCTATCTTGAGGAGTTTCACCCTCCTCTACTCCAATTTCAGGATTATATTGATTCTGAAAATCGTCCCTAGCCGCCTCTCCTCCTACATCCGCAACAGTTTGAACAGCATCTCCAACACCTTGAGCAGCTACTCCAGCCGCTGCACCTAATACAGGAAGTAACGGTACGAGTTTCTCAATCTCTTGTCCACGAACTTCTTGAAGTTTCTCTTTACCTTCCCTATCTTCTTCTTCTCGAAGCTTAACGTGCTTAGGT